CGACGTTCTGCCCGAAAAGGTCGTGGAACGGCTTGAACCCGAAGAAACTCAGCCCTTCACTGTGCGTCCGTAGCCAGTCGATAAACCTGCCGATGATGCCCTGCTGGGAGATCCGATATTCTTCGAGGATCTGCAGCCGCTCCTGAAGCTGGCCGCGCAAGCCGCCGATGTCGCCGCCGCGCAGCGCGAGGTTGAACTGCGCCTGTGCCTTGATCGCGTCGTTCGACGCCCGCACGAGCTGGCCCATGGCGGCGGCGGCGGCGACGACGGCCGTCACGACGAGGCCCATCTTGAGCGAGAGCCCGCCGGCCACCGCCGTGGCGGCCGTGGCCGACTGGACGACGTTGCCTAGCGCCGGGCTCAATTCGCCCGCCAGCTGCGAGGCGAGGACGCGCGTGTAGCGGCCCGTCTCCTTCAGGCCGTTCGAGACGCGCCCGAGCCGGGCGTCGAGGTTCTGCGCGCCGCGGTCGATCCCGTTCGTGTCGAGGCTGATGCGCGCGACCAGGTCGGCGACGGTGACGGCCACCTAGCGGTTTCTCCTCTCGTGATCTCCGGGCCGATAGCCCGGGACCGTGCTGTCCCCGAAGTCGCGGCCGAGGATCTCGTCGAACTTGCTGCCGCCCATCGCGCAGGCGACGAGCACGGCGCGGTCGAGTTCGCGCTCTTGGCGCCAGCGGCCGCCGCCGATCAGGCGGTCGACCTGCGTCGGCGGCAAGTCGCGCCACCACGGCATGCTCTCCGGCGCGAGCGCCGCGAGCGCGTACTCAACCTCGACCGCCCACGCCGCTGTCACGCGGAAGTGCCAGGGGCATGGGCCGGCGAAGGGACCGTGACGTCGCTCTCCCCCGGCTTCGGCAGGCGGCCCGACTCGACGAGCGCCTCCGAGACCTTGTCCCAGATCTGGACGTACGAGAGGTCGGACTTGTCGAGCATCCGGATCACGTCGTCCTGCTTAAGCCGGTCGTTGTTGTGGCGGAGGCCCGCCCAGAGGCACGCGACCATGCGTCGGTAGCCGCGCCGCGCGATCGACTCCTCGATGCTCTCGCCGCCGAGCGCGTTCTCCAGGTCGATCAAGTCGCGCGTCCGGTAGAACATCGTCCGCTCCGCGTCGAGCACGATGCCTACGACCGATTTCCCCGTCATCGCCTTCTCCTTGGGCGCCCGGTGTGGGCGCGGTTAAAAGATCGCGGGGCCGGCCCAGCTGAGGGGCGCCCGACTCTGTCGACCTGCGCCCCACCACGCGTTACGAACGGGAAGGCAACCACCGCCCGCACCGCGCCCCCAGCCGGGGATCGCCGCGCTCGTTTCGTTTAGCTCGTCGACACCGACCGCGACAGCGTGCTCGCCGAGAGCAGCGACACGCTCGTCTTGAGCAGCTCGCCCACCTGGCCGTTGATCGGCTGGTGGGAGAAGATGTACGTCAGGCCGGACCACTCCGGGTTGTCCGACGACTTGTTCGCTGCGACCGCCCGGATGCGGACCGGCTGCGGCACCGGCTGCGAGAGCGCCGAGTTGGCCGCGAGCTGCGCCAGCGTCTTCTCGATCGCCGCGCCGGTCGACTCGAAGTCCTGAATGATGTCGATCTGCGCGTCCCACGTCTCCAGGCCCGGCACGCGGGAGCGGGCCGCGACGCCCATGCGGGTGTCGTCGATCTCCGCCCAGCTCTGCGTGAGCCGCACCGACTGGACGTGGTCCGAGATGTCCTGCGACGCCGTGCCCAGGACCACCTGGGCGTTCTTGAGAATCGTCGGCCGATAGGGCATAGCTACCTCCTCAGGTCGTCGCGCCTTTGGCGACGAGCAGATTGAACGAGAAGATCTTCCGGTCGTTCTGGTCGGGGCCGACGAAGAACGGCGGCCGTTGCAGCGCCGTCACGTGGTCGTAGCGCACCCCGTCGAGCGTCACGAACGGGCCGGCGTTGTCGAGCGCGTTGAGCGCCCGGACCGCGAGCGCGCGGGCGGCCACGTAGTCGCGGTCGCGCACGAGCACCTGCGCCCCGGCCCACTCGCACGCGATCCCGCCGACGCCCGGGCCCGTGGCCATGCCGCGGACCGGTGTGAGCCCGGCGGTCTCCAGAATCGCGATGGCCGCGTCGGCGCCGTCCGAGCGGAAGCCGCCGAGGTGCAGAGCGGCCAGGTCGTCCACGAACGCGCCGAGGTCGTCGAGCATCGCCATCACACCCGCCTCCGGGAACGCTCCAGCTCGGCCCGCATTGTCGCCGCGAGCCGGTCGCCCATCCCGTGCTCCTGCTCGCGCGCGGGCTTCTCCAGGTACTTCCACTGGGTCGGCGGCCTGTGCCGCGCGCTGCGGCCGCGCGGGCTCTTCGCCGGCGGCGGCGGGATCTCGTGGACGGCCAGCGCGTAGGGCGCGGCCGGGCCGCCGTAGCCGACCTCGACGTAGACGCTCGTGCCCTCGACGATCGCCTCCGACACGGTGGCCGAGCTGCGCAGCGCGCCGAGGTCGACCGGCACCAGCCGGAGGCTCGCGGTCCGCAGGGTCTGCGCTTCGCGGTACAGCGCGATGGCCCCGGCCCGAGCGATCAGGACGCGCTCGCGGGCGACGACCGCCCGCAGCACGCGCGCCACGTTTTCGCCGTTGATCTCTTCGGGCATCAGGGCTTCCTCACGAGGAGCACGATCGGGTCGCCCGAGGGGAAATACGCGGCCTTGCCGGCCACGTCGGTGACGCGGAAGCGCAGGTAGTACGGGCTCCGGTAGGAGCGAAAGTCCACCGCGTCCGGGTTGAGCCGCACGATACCGCCCGTGGTGCTGAAGATGGCGACGTCGTCGGTAGTCGAAACGATCGTGCCGCGCGACGACTTGAGCACGGCCTCGACGGTCATCGTGTCGAGGTTCTGCGGCGACCCGTTCGCCTTGAGCAGCCAGTCCAGCGGCGCCGTCTGCCCCTCGATGATGTTCTCGGTCGGCATCGCCTTACCCCCTCGCCAGCTCGGCGGTGCGGCGCGGCGACACCATCGTCGCGGTCGCCACGAGCAGGCCGCCGGGCAGCAGGTTAAGGACCACGGACGAGGCCCCGAGGTCCACGATCACGGTCTTGACGTCGTCCGACCCGGCGGCGCCGGCCATGATCGCCGCGTACCTCTCCTGGTCGAGTATGGTCGCGAGTGTGTCGTCCGCGCGGACGTCGAGCAGCGTGCCGAGCAGCGACACGATCGTCGCGTCGTCGAGCCCGATCGTCAGCGTCTCACCCGCGAGCACGTCGAGCAGCCCTTCAAGCACCGTGCGCGCGCCGACGTCGGCGGCCAGGAGCGAGAGCACGTCGCCGGCCGGGAGCGAAGTGAACACTGTCGGCGGGAAGTCGAACTCGTCCAGCGCGAGCGGCGCCACATCGAACCCGTTCAGGAGCAGGCGCACCACCTGCGTCGACCCGGTCTCGGCGAGGGCCAGCGTGAGCGCGTCGGCGCCGAAGATGCCCTGCAGCACGACGGCGATCGCGGTCGCCACCTCCTGGGCGCCGACGCCAAGCGCCTCGCTCGTGGTGACGGACACGAACGTGTTGCCGTTGAACACCGATGACGAGTCCGAGAGCGCGACGGCGGCCGAGTCGGAGGCGACGAGATTCAGCACGATGCCGATCGCCGCCGTCACGTCTTCGGTGGTCACCGCGAGCGTATCGGTCGTCGAAAGCGACACGAGCCCCGACGCCGTGTTCACCGAGCCGGCGTCGATCAGCGCCAGCGCGGCCGAGTCGGAGGCCAGGATCGTGAGGACGACCTTGATGGCCGTCGCCACCTCGGAGACCTGGACGGCCGCGGTGTCCGAGGCCGTGATCGACTGAAAGAACGTGTCGAACAGGGCGACGACTGCCCCCGTATCCCCGAGGACCAGCCCGGCCGGATCGTTCGTCGAGAGCCGCACGAACATCGCCAGGAGGGTGTCGGCCAGCTGCGGCGCGACGGCGTCGACCGCCGAGAAGGCCGCGCGGAGTTGCGCCGCGTTGTCGACGGCGACGAGCGCCAGGGTCTCGCTCGCGAGAATCGCCTGGTTGAGGATGACGATCGACGTCGCGTTCGTGTCGTTCGGGACCACGCGGAAGGAGTCCGTCGAGGCGATCAGGGTGTAGACGGTCGCGCGCTCCGAGATCCCGATGGCGCCGTTGTCGCCCTCGATGTCGCTGAGCGCCGTCCCCCGCGAGTCGTCCGCCACGACGGCGAGCGCGTCGACCACCGACTTGATGACGGGCGCGCCGGTGGCGAACGCCACGGCAGAGTCGGCGAGGGCGACTTGCGCCGTGTCCGACGCGGTGACCGGGGTCAGCACGACCAGTGGCGAGCTGAGGACGACCGAGAACGTGTCGACCGGCCGCACGCGGTAGAGGATGGCGGCGAGGTCGGCGAGCGCCAGCGCGAACGTGTCCGAGGTCCTCACCAGCGCGGTGATCGACTTCGAGGCGTCGGTCAGCGCGACCGCGAGCGCGTCGCTGGCGGCGATGAAGGCGTTCGGCGCCGACTGCGTCTGCGATCCCGCGTCCGAGAGGGCTACCGCGAGCGCGTCGACCGACGCCAGGAGCGTCGCGGCGAAGCCGGTGTCGCCGGCCGTGATCGGGAGCGCGTCCAGGATCGCGAGGAACGCCCGCAGGACGTAGTCCTCCGCCGCCGTGACCGCGAGCGGGTCGCTCGGCTTGACCATCACGAACGGCGTCGCCCCGGCGTCCGTCGCCACGAGCGCGA